CTATTGCTCTGTCAGTTATAAGTGCATCAGTTGATAAGATCTTGTGTGTTGATCTTATATCTGAAACTAATTTTCTTAATGTTGCCATAATTATATTCTTTGTTCAAATTCAGCTACCTTTCCCCATTGATTATCATAAACTAGAGCTAAGGCAGCTCGTACACTATGTACAAAGTTATTATCTTTATGCCATCTATCTGTACCAGATAAGCTAGGCATTTGTTGTATTCTAACTCCTTTTATTTCTTTAGCCATATAGTGATGCTTATCTCCTGTATGGACTTCTCTATATTTAGCTTTACCAAACATCTCTGAATATTTTGGATGTGTAGCAAATAATAATGGCAATTGATCTATTTTACAATTCCCATGATGGAATCCAATAAATGTTGAACCAAGTAATGTTCCTTTTATTAATCCTTCTTCTCTGATAAATTGTATATCATTATCATTAGAGAAGAATATATCTAACGCATGTGCTAAATAAAAAGATTTAGTTCTATCATGGTTACCTTGCACTAATATAACTTCTACAGTTATTGAATTAACCTTTAACATTTTAATAGTATCTGCTAATATAGCAAATCCTAGTTCATATTCAGAAGCATAATCTAGTATAGTATCTTGAGGTGTACCGTTTGTTGTTGAGTTTTGATAATTGTCTGTATGAAAAAAATCATTTGATATTGGAAATACCACTTTATTTATATCATATACTGATCTAACTTTATCTATTAAAGATTTAGCAACGTTAAAAAATCTCCTTGCTCTTGTAGAAGGATCATTATCACCATCAACATAACGCTTAGCTAAATGATAATCAGAAAGAGAAAGTTCAATATCTACAATATCTTTACTTTCATTTCTTTCTGGTGAAGGAATTGGAATGTAGTTAGACTTATAAGTTTGTAAGAACTTACTAAAATCTTCAATAGTGTAATCTTTTGCTTCTTTCTTTCTTGAGAATATTGAAGACGTAAATTTACCACTTGGTAAAACTTTAGACCAATAGTTAGTTATAACATATTTATCTAAATCTATCTTGTGTAGCTTTGCTAGCTCTATATCATCTTTAGGTTCAAAATCTAAAGTGAGTGTACTCTCTATTGTACCTTTTTCAGTACTTACTTTTTTAATAATTTGAAAATCTTCAGAAGGGAGTTTAGCTTTACTTAAAAACTGACCACCTTCTTCTTTACCTCTTCTTCTAATTTCTTTAATCAATTCATCTACTTCATCTTCAGGTATCTGTAACTTTTCTGCATAAAACTTTTTACTTTTTTTCCAACATAGCATTTCTTGCAGTTGGTTGAGCAATTGTGGATCGTGAGACATTTTCTGTGTATTTAGTTAAATGTTGTAAAGATATGAAATTTATTTTGGATATTACAAATAAATTTACTAAGTGTGGTTATTCTTTATAATTAATTTAATTATAAATAAAAAACTCCTAGGGCTTTTACACCCCAGGAGAAGTCTTGTAAAACCAACAAAACAAGACTTTTATACTATTATATTTCTATTCCTATATCTAATGAGTTTGTACAAAACACTCTTGATATAACTTTAACAAACTTTGTACCATCAGGTATATTATCAGAGGCAAAGCCTGCAGATAGTTGTTCTCTAGTCACTCTTTGTGCAAAAGCTTCTGTAAAATCATTTACATCAGAATATAAATCAAAATTTCCAGTGTCTGTTCCTAGTTGTGCTATTTGTATTAATCCTGTCATATTTTATGGGCATTGATATATTGCAGTTATTTTTCCTTGATTTATACCAGAAGAGTTTATTTTAGCACCATAATCGTGAACAAGACTAGAAGAAATAATTTTTTGAAACTGATTACCTAGTCCAGCATACGGAGTTCCATTTGTATTAAATATCATGTCTCCAACGTTAAGGTTTCCAACAGCAGCATTTTGAATAATTACAGTAGTCTGTACTGTAAGACTACAAGATGCTGCATCATTCAAACTTCCTGTATTAGAAAGCTGACCGCTTATTGAAGGTGCAGTAGTTGTACTAGTGGTTGTTGGATCAATACCTCTTCCAGTAACAGTACATGAAATTTGTTGACCAGAGTTTGAGTATCCTGATGGTACGTTTATAATTACAGTGTAATTTTGAACACCAGATTGATAAACAGAAGGGAAAACATTAGCTTCTGTTCCTTCATCTAAATTAACAACTATAGGGTCACCTGTTATACCAGTAGGAATTACTGGATTTGCAATTGCACAAGTAAATAAAGGTAGTGTGGTGGTAGTGGTAGTTGTTGGATCAACAGCTGTTCCACTAACTTGACATGTAATCACACTACCAGAATTAGAATATCCTGGAACCGTAACTTTTAAATCTACATTATAAATATTAGTACCAGATAGAAATAATGAAGGACTAACTCCATTAAGTGCTCCTACAGTTAGTGTAATATTATTTATTACTGGCTGACCAGTTATACCATTACTAATTGTAATAACTGTATCTGCACAAGTAAATAAAGGAAGTGTAGTAGTAGTAGTTGTAGTTGGTATTGCTGTTGTAGTTGTAGTTGTTGTAGGAGCTACTGTTGTTGTAGTAGTTGTGGGAACTGCAGTGGTTGTGGTAGTTGTAGTTGGTGCTACAGTAGTAGTTGTAGTGGTTGGTGCTGCTGTTGTAGTTGTTGTTGTAGGCCCTGCTGTTGTTGTAGTGGTTGTCGTTGGAACTGCTGTTGTAGTAGTAGTTGTTGGAGCAACTGTTGTTGTTGTTGTTGTAGTTGGTGCAGCGGTTGTAGTTGTTGTTGTTGTTAAACCTTCAGCAGGACCAAAACAAGTTATATTAGTACCTGCATTATTATATCCTGAAGGTATTATAATAGTTGCTTCATAAACGTTAACACCTGCTGAATAAACTAGAGGACTAAAACCTATTACAGCACCTAGAGCTACACTACCTGTTACTACATCTCCAACTATACCATCATCAACTACAAGATTTGCAATTGTACATGTAAAGTCAGGTAGAGTTGTAGTGGTGGTTGTAGTTGGTGCTATAGTACCAGTTGCAAGATCAGAGCAATCTAAAAGTTGTCCAGAATTGCTATATCCAAGTGGAATTAATATAGTTGCTACATAACTATTTGTTCCAACTAAATAATTTGGAGGATCAAATTCCTGTATATTTCCTAAAATTACTGAACCTACTACAGGTTGACCTTCAAGCCCATTGCTTATTGAAAGACCTGCATCTATACAAGTAAATTCAGGACTTGTAGTAGTTGTTGTTGTTGTTGGTTCAACATCTCCTGAAAAAGTAAATCCTACATCACCATCTCCTGTATTCATTGTATAAGCTGGAACCATTTGAGTTATTAATTGATTAACACCTAATGGCTCTACATCATCTGGTTGATATAGTAATCCGTTTTTAAGTATTCCATTTACATATTTAAAAACACCACTTCTAACATTAGTTATTGTTGCATTTATAACCTGACCGTCAGTTAATGTTAAAACACCTGATTGAGAAGTGTTACCTGGACTAATTGATACATCTACAACAGTTGAAGCATCCGCTGTTATTATTAAATTTACTCTATCTATTTCAGTAGGAGTGTTTGTAACTAAACTCCAATTAAGATCAAATGGAGGAAGAGTAGTACTAGTAGTAGTAGTTTCTATAGGTAATGTAGTACTACTTGTTGTAGTGGTTGTTGGTGAAGTACTGGTAGTAGTTGTAGTTGGGCAATTAGTTGGTAAGTCTATACAATTAGTACAGTCACCTACAGAACAAACTCTAATAATAGTTGCACCTAAAGGAAGCTCTACAATATAACCAAGTAACATATCATCAGTAGGAACTTGTGTTCTAAAAGGAGAAGCATATCCATCTGCATCTGAAAATAAATCAAATGGTCCAGCTAAGCCAGAGGGAGGAATTGTTATGGTTATTTGTATTAACATATCTTAAGGTATTGTGGTAGTGGTTGTTGGTTCTGGTAGAGACTTTAATGAAATATCTATAAAATTAACACATTTATTAGTAGATTGAACTCTTACTACATTAGTATAATCTGGAACTAAAGAAGTAGTATAACCATTCAATAATGAAACTTTACTTACGTTTATTTCAAAAGCATTTTGAAAACCATCAACATCTGAATATAGTTCAAAGTTACTGGTGTCAGTACCTGCAGTAGTTAGTGTTAATAATACAGTCATAATTATGAACAGCAATTATTGTTAATATTAGTTATTTGATTATTTATATCAATTATTTGTTCTTTCATTGCAGCAATATCTTGAGTGTTTTGAGCTTGTTGAGTTTGTAAATCACAAAGAAGAGCATCTATTTTTGATAGTGCAACATTCAATGTATCACAAGCTTCTACATTTGAACAAGGGGTTGTTGGCCCATCATACACAACTGTGCTTGACAAAGGTCCATTTTTTCCACATGAATTTGTAGAAGAGTTACAAGTTGATGTACATCCGCAAGGACTATTTAAAACTACACCAGTGCAGCAAGGGTTTACAGGTAAGTATGCCATTTTGTTTTTATTTTAAGGTATGTAAATTATATAATATGCTCCTATTCCAGGTTGATAATTTAGATGAGATTCTCCTAGACCAAAAGAATTTATAGTTATATCATGATTATGTGCACCTGCAGTGCTCATACTAATAAACGATCTCTGTCTCCAAGGATTATCACCACCATCAAATCCACCACCACCAGCAATTGGATCACCATTATATGGGCCTGCTGCTGTTCCAGTATGACTATGTGCTCCTTCTGTAGAACATTGAGCAGTATGACTGTGAGGAGGAATTTGTTGTGGAGATAATGTAATACTATTGGCTCCACGAGTAACTCCTAATTCATAATCAGGGTTTTCACCATCACCTTGATTAGGATCAACATTTGGATCAAGAGTACCTCCACCCATTCCAACAGTAGTTCCAACTAAAACTCTCCCTCTTAAATCAGGTGTAGCATTATTACCATTACATAAATATATATTTGCCCAATCACCTAAACCTGCTCCACCTGCATCAAAGTTAGTTAATGGTCCAAAGTAAGCTGTCACTGCATAAGGAGCCATTCGATTACTAATTAAGGATGCACTAGGATCACTTTGTATATAGCTCTCAATATAAGAATTAATATCTGAAATTGCAACATAAGTGTTAGCTACATATTCTATAAAACTAGTTAACTGTTCTGATACTTGACAAAGTTTATTAATTACAGCTTGTAATACAGCTTGTGTGTCAGTGCTTTCTGTAGGATCATCAGTAATACCTGGAACAGTAATACATCCTAGTATATATGGATCAGAAGGTATTTCTTCTTCTATTACTACAATTGACTCTTCTATTTTACAAAGAGCTTGAGTGATAGCTGTTAGATAATTATTAAGTGAAAGGGGGCTACAATCAGGTAACTCACCATCTACTGTTGGACAAATAGAACTAGCTGGAACTATAGGTAATATACCTGTTCCATCAAGTGTAGAACTTAAAAAGTTTATAATACTTTGCTCTATGAAAGACAAAGAATCTCCGTTTTGAATTCCTAGAAGTGGTACATCCACTCCTGTATATTTAACGCA